GGGCGGCGACCACATCAATTAAGATGTGCGCATATCGCGACTATCCCATGTTACCCTGCTGCTCATGTGGTTGGTCAACCACAATCACAGGTACGGTAGCATGCTTTGCCCTCTTTAACTCGCTTCCATTGTTGGTTGAGTACAATGGTGGGAGCCCAGGAAACTGTACACCATGTTTAATCATGATGTATGGGTATGAAAATATCATATCCGTCCTTGGCAGAGTTATCGTACTTCTTGGTGGAACTTTGGGGGTGTGTGATTGATTGGGTGTTGTACGCCGGAGTACCGGTGCACTTCCGTGCTGTGCCCATTGGGCTCGTACCTCACTTGGATCTGACACGCCCTCTGTATCACCTCGAAGACTGGGCAGAAAGAGAACCCTTTCCCATGTTAGGAGTCTGTAATGCTTTCAAAGGACAGTGTAGGCAGTATTACGAAGTCTCGGAGTAACATGCATCCTAAACTTAGGATACTTGATGCCGGTTTTCAAACCTTTTATGATTACCGGTCTCCACTGACGACGTACTACAGCTACTATCCTGATCCCGCTGGCTTATCGTACTCGGAAGAGTCGATAACTTACGATACTGGGATGGCATACTTTAAGAATGTCACCCATGTAAAGACAGTGAGATCGATGCAGGATGCCCCGCGGTACTGGATTAACCAGACCTTTCCGGGTACAACATCCCCGAATTACAGCACTTACCGTACGCCCTATTGGGTTGCTACTCTTACGAGTGGTAACCTACCGGGCTATCCGGGTAACCCTAACTTAGGCACGACGCCAGTAGTCTTAGTTGACTTACCTGGTGCTCTATCTCGCGCACATAGGAATATGTTGCCGCGGATGGAGGATATCGTGGGAGGCACGAACTTCGTCAATTTTGTCCTTGAATTAAAGGACTTAAAACGTATGTTCGGTCTCTGGAAGGGATCTATCGGAGTCCTTAAGAATTTGTCAGCGGGCGTATTGAATGTTTCATACGCTTGGCAACCCTTCATTCGTGACGTTGAACAGATGTTCCATGGGTATCTACGCATGGATTCATACTTAAAACGTTGGAATGAGGATGCTAAGGCGGGTGTAATTTACACTCGCCATGCTGACATAACCGCAGACGTCTGGCAGACTGACAACAGTATGGAATCGGACATTACTGATTCCTCCTGGGCCACATTCTTAAATGGCCATCAGTCAAAGTTTAGACGTATACGGACTCTTGAGGAGGAAGTGGTGGTCAAAGCGACTATGGCTTTTAAACCAAATCGCATAGACCTCTCCGGGATCAACTATCTGAGGGCACATTTAGATGTCCTCGGGATTGGTGACCCGCTTTCCATTATTTGGGAAGCGGTCCCTTTCTCATTTGTAGTTGATTACTTCCTGTCCGTGGGCCGATTCTTGAAGCAGTTTGATTCTGACTTCTTGGTGACGCCCGTGACCCTGGTGGACTTCGGGTACTCAGTTAAGAGTTCCCAAAAGTACACCCTTCAGGTGAACCGCCTAGTGAAACGTATATCGAATGGTTCGATTACGGAGTATGCAGGCGGCCTGGGATTTTATGAACATAGCTCTTATGTTCGTAAAAGAACAGGACTACCACCCCTACCTTTGGGGGGTAAGCCGAAAGATGTGGATCTTGGCTTACTGCAGTTCCACTGGCCTTCGTTAAGGCAAGCGTTTCTGCTGGTAAACTTAGCTAACGTCCTTCGACGTTAGACTATCCACAATTTAACCTTTCAGTTAAGGAGTCCTGAGCTATGAGCTTTACGGACCGATTGACGCTGCATGATGCAGCTTCTGCAACCCAAGACTACGATTTAGTAGCACAGGATATGCAGAAAAATTCGTCTTCGTCCGTCCGTCGCGACGGTACCCGGGATCTTGACAAGCCGATGGGCATAACTATTGCTCACACGCTTAACAAGACCGGTACCAAAGTCGATACGGTGGTCTACGTCGAACGCACCGAAGTCGCCAGTGACACTGTCACTCTCGGCAACGGAAGAGTTCAGATGAAGATCAGCTACGCGGTCGGAGTCATCACAGCCGATATGATAAAGGAAATGATCAAGGAGCTGGTGGAGTTCGTTATTTCGAACAACACCTTCACCTTCACCACGACCAATATCGATAAGCTGTTGAACCGGGAGGGTTAGTTAATCGAAAACCTTCGAAGGTTATTCGTAACGGTCCGGTGTTCATAGAAAGGGCTCGGAGGATTCTCACCATGAAAATTTCTGGTGGCGATCTCGAACGCCTTGGTCTTCTTTGGACCAACTTGACACTGGACTCTCCTATTTCACTGACGTGGTACCGGGACGAATTCAAAACTCGTCTCGACCGCGAGGGATTAAAGTTCCTTACAGTAACTCTACCAACGTTAGGTAAAGATATTGATAGGGCTTTGATAACCGGTGAGAAGCTTTCTATTACTTCTCGATTCGGTTTGAAGGGTGATACTCAGTTACCTCACTTTTTGAATTCACTTTTTAGAAAAGTATTCTCAAAGAAAGGCTATCTGAGACACGACGCTTCACCTCGCCACATCAAGTGGTTACGTCAATTAACTTTGATGTACTACAAACTGGAG